CTAACGCGTAGTCTGGTATGTAAGGACTGTTTTGTACTAGTATTGATTCAGCAAGTGCGGCTTGCATTACATGCGGTTCTATAAGACCAATCGGAGTTGCTACTTGCGGCATAATACCTTTTGCTGTTACACCAACAAAAACAAACTTACCTGCTACCTGCATTTCTTTTAGTGTTGTTCTATGTGGAACAATCCATGAAATCCATTTACGACCTAAAGAATCTACTGCGACAGGCGGCAATCCTTGTACCCTTATTTGCTCAATACCATTTGGATTTGTTTTGATTATGTATGAATCTGCACCAGTCAATGATTTAAGAACTTGTGTTCCAAAAGCTGCAATCCACCCGTCAGGTGTTCTGTATAGTAATGGCATTCTGCGAACTAAGTTATCTATATCTGTTGGTGCTGACGCAACACCTTCTAAACTGTTATCTGCTAAATCTTTGATGTTATTTACAACACCGCCTGACATGTAACCGCCAATGTCATCTCCAAGTATTACAGTGCCAGTAGTTTTTGGATAGTTGCCGTTGTCATTTTCAAACAAAGCTATGACGCTGTTAGTCAAACCAAGTACTTCACCAAACTCATTATCGCCACCAAATCTATCTGCTTGCGGAAAAGCTATAACCCAACCAACACCTAAAGCACCTTCATTAATAAGATCTCTATGTATTTGTGCTAATTGTTGTCTAGGAAACGGATAGCCGCCTAATTCTGCAACATCTTCTTCTGTAATATCTAGTATTCTAAAATAATCACTTGGCTCTGGTGTTTGTACTAATGCGTCAAATGTTCTTAATTTAATTACTTCTGTTGGCGTACTTTGATAAATCATAGGCAGTATGAGCAAACACAATATAAATATAAGATAATATTTTTTCATGAGCTTTGTGTAATTTTTATCACTGAATCACCGCCACCATTAATTTTGACTGTATTACTAACACCATCTTGAATAAAGATAATAGTGTAAGAACCGCTGCCGTCAATATCAAGTCTTACACTTTCTGATACACTTCTTCGCAAGCTAACAGTTTGACCAGTAATTATTGTTGTTATTTGTGTATCTACATCTTTGCCTACTAATGTACCTGCGATATTTATACCAGTAGCAAGTTGAAGTTGGTCTTCTTCTTCTTCTACAGCTAAAGCATCAAGTACATCTAATAAATCCTCAAGAAAGTTAACATCTAGAAAGTTTATATCTAATTCTGTAAATTCTAAATCTTCAGACTCTAAAAAATCTTCAGCTAAAAAATCTATATCTAAATCTGCAAAGTCTAAGTAGTCGCTTTGGCGCGTGTTAATAGATTCCTGTACTTCTTCTTTTTGTTGTGGCGGATTAACAATAAGCATATTGTCTATCAAGTCCAATGTGAGATCTAAAATGACTGGTTTACTTGGCGCTGATTCATACATTGTTGCTGTCGTTGCTTCATATGGTTTATTGAGAATTACTTGTCCTGCTAGTGTAGACACTACAATTTCTCCAGATGATAAACCATTTTCATTTGGCAAAAGTATTATTAGTGATTCACCTAACTCATTTACTGTAGTTGTAAAATCTGTACCACGAATTGCAATATCTGCAGTCGGTGTTTTAAGTAATATATTTTTCTTATCTATTTTATTTAGATTGCCAGTTATAAATCTAGCAGTGCCGCTAGCAAACTTAAGTGCCATTTTTGTTTTACTAGGATTTGGGTCATAGATAAATTCATCTATAACAAGGGAAGAATGTTCTGTAAGTCTTACAGTACTATCATCAAGAAAATTAATTGCTATTCTGCCGTTAGCAGTTTTTACATTATCTAAACTCTGTATGCCAAAGTCTACGCTTGGATTGTATTCATCATCTCTGAATACTTTTGCTGCGCCTTTTAGTTCGCTGACTGCTCCAATATCAACAGCTTGTGCTTGTACCTTGATCGTTTTGGTTAATGCAAACAGTACCAGAGCTGCCATTAGATATGATGCGTAACCAGTCGTTGTCCAATGTTGATTGTTGTGTAACATTAAAAGTTCTGCTTCCGCCTGTATGCTCTAATTTAAAATATTGTCCTGCGTAGCCGTCGCCGTCAAAAGTAACAGTATTATCATTGCCGTCAATACTCATATAATTAGTAGCGCCGTCAGCGTCAATTGCTGATGTAATACTATTACCGCTACCATCTATAATCCAATCTAAATCAAGATTACTCGCAAGTGCAGCTATCGCATGATTAAGTGTAAAGGTATTTGTGTTACCTGTCACATCTACATTTACATCACTGCTATCTGCTCCGTATGTATCTGTTGGGTCTGTTTGCATATTAAATGTATTTGAATCGCCGTCAAACTCAAAAAAGCCTGTATATGAATCAGCAAAAATATCTCCAAGAAACTTGTTTGTGTTACCTATCATATTTATATCAAGCGTCATTGTACCGCCGTCTAAGTCTAAAGGTGTCATATTGCTTGCACCTGCAGTTGCATCAGAACCGCCAATAATATTACCGCTACCAAGTTGCTCTATATCTATAAGTGCTGTTGCACCTGATTGGTCTATGTAAACTTCATTGTCTGCCGCATTTATGAGGCCTACAAATAAAGGAATTAAAATAAATAATTTAGTCTGCATTTTTTATACTCCAAAATCCTGCAGCAGTTCCTTCATTAATAGTTTGTAGAACAGCAGTTTCTATCGCTGCTTGTAGAGCTATATTTACAGACTCGTTGGTTGTCATACCATTTTCTACTTCTACTAATTCTGTTTGATCTGCTACAAATCTAAATACATCTTGGCTTATGCCGACACTTAAAATTGTCTTTGAAACCAAGACCTCTAACAAAATGCGACCAGTAGATACTGATACAGTACGCAAAGATACAATAACTGTATCTGTTCTGTATTGTTTGGAGTTACTTACTCCTAAATACCTTGCGCCATAACCGCCTGATTTAACATTACTCTCATATCCTACCACTGAGCCTTCCATTAGTAAACCTGCAAACATAAGGGGTGCAAGCTGTTGTTGCTCACTAAAATTTTCTCTGGTGCTTCTAATGATTTGTCTTTCTTTAGTTAGATTGTCTAAACCAACGCGTTCTACAACATCAAAAAACTTTGAATGCTGCAATGCTCTTATAAGATATATTTCTGGTGCTTGTGTTACTGCAGTACTAAAAGTTGCAAAATTACTATTACCTCGTCGTTGACCTGTATCATCTAAAAATGCGTTTGGATATATTGCTACTGTAGGTTTTTTGACAGGCGCACCTACATTTGCGAGATCTTTTACAATTAATTGATTTACTTCTGCTGTTGTTATCTTTGGCAGTTCTTGATACTTACCATTTATTGCGCAGCTAGAAAGTAAAATTACCGATAGGCAACATGATAGTCGTAACCCCGCCGTTTTCATCGGTAATCGTAAGTGTGATAAACTCGCCATCTGATACATAGGTAATAGTGTTTCCTTCAAGTGTTATAGTACCCTCTGTACTAGGTGTTTCTCCAAACAAATTTTCTACAAGCTGTCTAGATAACTGCGCGTATATACGACTTTCTAAATTTCTTATGAATCTTGCAAGAGTTGTGTTTTCTTTATCTCTTTCTATTTGCTCCTGCAATGCTTTAATTTCTTCTTCTAGTGCTTTCTTACGATTAAATTCTTGATTTTCTATTGTTAGATAATGTGATGATGTGTTGATTCCTGAAAAACTTGGGCTTTTAAATTTAAAAACCATTTCATCAGACCATAAAGGATTTGTCAGAATTGCAAGGAAGAAAAATATAAATAAAAATCCGCAAATTTGATAAATTAGTTTTTTATCTCTTTTTTCTTGCGCTAGTTCTTTTTTTGTCAGTTTCTTTTTCATTGATTTCTAAAACAGTATTTACTTTCTGTTGTAAGCGTATCATATCTTGGTCTAATAGTCTAAGTTGGTCAGTAAGCCTAATTATTGTTTTTTTCATATCGCCTATAGCGGGGTCAATAACATTTGTGATTGTTTGCCAAACATAATAAACAAAATAACCTAGACCAACTACCATGATTACAGTAAAACCAAATGTTTCTATAAGTGCTATAAGCTCTGTATTCATTAATCGCGCCTTGCGTCAATCTTCCCGTCCTCTACAAAGTTTTCTGCTCTTGCTAACCTGTCTAAGTCTGGTGCTAAACCTAATGCACTTGATACACTTGTATCTATTCTAATCATGTCATTGTTCATTATTGTTGCTCTTGTAATAAGCATTTTTGTTATGGCTTGTACACTTTGTATATCAGTAACCAGATTACCCATAAGCTGCCGCATTATTAAAAAAATAAAGTAACCCATAACAAGACCACCTGCTATAGGCAAGCCAACTGCGTCTATTAGATAAAATATATCAGCTATTTATCTTCTCCCTTGAAACTTTTGCTTGCGCCGCTTGTTCCTGCATACAGACCAAACCATGCTGCACCTGCACCAACAACAACAGAGATCAAACCAGATTGCTCAAAGTTTGGTTCTTCTAAACCCATGAACCACATTACAGTTGTATATAGCAATATGATGTATACAGTCAAAAATGCTCTTGGAAAGATTCTCCAAGAATCTACAGCTTGAGCCAAATGTATCCACTTTTGATGTGGGTTTACATTTGTAACATCTTCTAGTTCTCTTATTTTATCTTTAAGTTCACCGATCTCCTGAATCATAGCCATGAACTTATTTAAATCCATTTCTACTTCATTTCTATCCATGTCGCCGCCAAAACGACCGCTTCCGTAATTATCATTCATAGAAAATTGCCTCCTATTTCTTCGTATCCGAAGTCTTTTAGTTTTTGTTGATAATCTATAGCCTCAACTACATCATACACCTTAACAGAATTAATATCATTCATTTGCTCTCGCACAATTATTTTATAATCAACCCCAATAGAAAATTGCACAAAATGACCTTCATGTACAAACAAACCGCATAGCAAATTATTTTTAATAGTTATTGCTGCCTGCCTTCTATCCATAAGGATTGCTTAAGTCTATATCATCAGATATTGATGAAACAAACCCAGTATCAATAAATGTTAAAAGAGAATTTAGTTCTAACTCGCGCGTACTGTAATATGTATTTATCCAACCCTGCACAACACTATCTGTAACATCATCAATCTCTACAAACTCAGAATCAGATGTATCTTTTGTCAAATAGTTAAATGTTATGTTTTGATTTGCAACTGTTACAGTGTTACTTGAGTTTGCTGTTTCATGTGCGTTTATAGTGTATTCAACTTCTGATACTAATTGTTTGCCGCCTTCTTTAATTTGTTTAGATTTAATTACATTAGGTGTAAATGTTGCTGTATATTTTTTAAGAACTGCCATAATTAACTTGCACTAAATTTAACAAATCTAGCATCTGCAGAACCTATTTGTAAAGCATTGCTATTACCTTGTGCATAAATAAATAAGTTTACTGTACCTGTTCCAGTATATCTAAATGCAAAAGGTATATTTGTAGTGTCAGCACTTGATGTAAGTCTGCTTTCATTTATAAGACCAGGCAACTTATCTAATGTAGGAGTAACATATCTAAAAGGATTTGATGCATTGTCTGTAAGTTTTGTTGTGTCCGTACCGCCTGATGTAACTGTTGTATTGATTTGATTTGATGCACTTGCACCATGAGTGCCATCAGAAAACAACATACTTATAGTTTTTACCTCTCCTGTTCCACCAACTAATCTTACATAGCCTATATAAAATCCTGCGCCTGTACCAACACTTGTAACATGAGCATAACGCAAACTGTTTGTGTTAAAGTTGCCTATAGAACTACCTGTTACTAATCCACCATTAGACGGCAATACTAAATCAGTTACATCTATTCTTGCTGCAGATAGTTGGTCAGTGGTTATGCTGTTTGCACTTAAGTTTGAAACTTTTGCATCTGTAACAGCGTCATCTGCTATTTGTAATGTGTCAACACCACCTGTACTAATTTGTAGTCCATTTGATGTAACAGTAAGTGTTGAGCCATTAAGATTTATTCTATTAGCGTTTAATGTTCCTGCACTTATATTTGTAGCAT